CGGGCAAGAAGGGCAAGAGTCCGACGTCGAGTCGGACATGCGAGGACGCACGCTGATCGCGGTGTGCACGCACGGCGAGATCGAGGAAGAAGGACCGAAGGGCAAGCATGTCGCCATTCTCGGGCTCGGCCCGAGCGTCGATCAGTACCTCGATGTCGTGAAGAGGCAAGGTGGCCGTTCGAAGTTCTGCGATGAGGTCTGGGCGATCAACGCGCTCGGCAACGTATTCGATTGCGATCTCGTCTTCCACATGGACGACGTTCGAATCCAGGAAATCCGCGCTGCCGCTGCGCCTGCGTCCAACATCGCAGCCATGCTGAAGTGGATCAAGACGAGCAAGGTGCCTGTCGTCACGAGCCGCGCCCATCCCGACTACCCTGCTCTGGTGGAGTTTCCGCTTGAGGATGTGTTGAACAACCTCGGGCACGACTATTTCAACAACACAGCGTCGTATGCTGTGGCTTTCGCTATTCACGTCGGTGTCGCCGAGTTGAGTCTGTTCGGCATGGACTTCACCTACCCGAACAGCCACGATGCAGAAAAGGGCAGGGCCTGCGTCGAGTTCTGGTGCGGGCAAGCTCACGCACGAGGCATCAAGATTCATCTGCCAAAGAGCACGACGCTGATGGACGCGAACACCAGTCGCGCGGCCAGGCTGTACGGCTACGACACCCTCGACGTGCAGTTCAACATGGAAGAGGACGGCACCTTGCGACTTGGGTTCGAACCTCGTGCCACGTTGCCGACTGCGGCCGAGATCGAGAAGAACTACGACCACTCTGCGCCGACTTCACAGCAACACCTCGGCCCGAAGGAAACAGCATGAAGAAGTTCAAAGTCCTTCTCGATTTCCTCGGTTCGCAGGACGGGATGTCCGTGACCGAATTCAAGGCCGGCGAGATCGCTGAAATCAGCGATCACCTCGCGCCGCACATCGGCGACTGGGCCGAGGAAGTCACGGAGACGCCTGTTGCTGTTGCAGAAGACCCAAGCGAGGCGCAACCGAGCGCACCGTCAGGTCGGCCGCAGATCAAAGCCAAGCGGGACGCACGATGAACCTGGAACGCATCGTTCTTCCGGCAGCACTGCCGATGGACATTGCTGCTGCCCGGTCGCAGGTCAGGCAGGACTCGTCGCTTGACGACGCAGACCTGGACGCCTTCATCCGGGCTGCCCGCATGTTCGCGGAAACGGAGTGCCGGCGCACGCTGATCGCCACGCGCTACCGGATGACGCTCGATGCTTTCCCTGACACCGAACTCGAACTGCCGTTCGGCCCGGTGCTCGCCGTTCGGTCGATCGCCTACATCGACGACGACGACGTTTGGCAGACCGTCAGCGCCAGCACCTACGTGGTTGCGCTCGGGCCGGTCTGCCGCATCACGCTGGCCAGCGGTGAATCGTGGCCGACGCCGGCTGACCGCATTGCGTGCGTCCGCATCACCTACGACGCGGGAGATGCCGCTGCCGTGACTGTCGTCGCTGCAACCGACGTGTTCGCCGTCAAGGGTGGCATGTGGTCCACCCTCACTGTCAACGATGTCGTAAGAATCGCCAACAGCGGCGGCGTGCTCCCGTCACCCCTCGTGGCTGACACCGATTACTACGTTCAGTCCGTTCCATCGGCGACCACGTTCAAGTTGTCTGAAACCGAGGGTGGCGCTGCGATCGACATTACCGACGCCGGCACGGGGACTCACTACATCGGCGCCGTGCCGGATGACGTGATCTCGTGGATGCGCCTGCGGATCGGCGGACTCTACGAGACCCGAGAGGACGCCTCGACGGCGCCCGGACAGCAGATGTTGGCTCTACCCTACGTCGATCGGCTTTTGGACGGCGCCAAGCTGTATTAAACATGCGTGCAGGCCAACTCCGATCACAGGTGTCCATCGAGCGGCGTGGAACGTCGCGCGACACATGGGGCCAGGAGGTCGAGCGTTGGCTTCCGTTTGCGATCTGCCGTGCTGACGTTCGGTTTCCGAGCGGCATGGGCACCATCAATGCCGAACGGATGGAAGGCGACCGCGAGGTAGGTGTCGTCCAATGTAGCGTTCGCATTCGCTGGCGCAACGACATCACAACCGAGATGCGGGTCAGGGTCGACGTGGAGGGGACGCCCGACTACTTCGACATCAAGCAGATCCTGCCGGACATCGCACATCGGAAGTTCGTCGATCTGGTCTGCACGATGGGCACACACCTGGAGTAGCACATGGGCACCGACGTTGCTGAAGCCGCGGATCGAGGCCAGGGCGCATTCAGCAGCCGTGTTCAGACGTTCAGTCGGGATACCCGCTATGCGTCCGTCAAGTCGAGCATGAGTGCGATGCTCGAACGACTCGCGTCAGCCGAGAACGTCACCCACGTTCTGCGTTCCGCCGCACACGCGGGCGCCATTGAGATCTACAACGAACTGCAGGCCAAGGTACCTGTCCACAAAGGCGTTTTGAAGGCGTCCTTGTTCCGCTGGTTCGACAAGAAGCGTTCGATGGCAACCAAGCAGATCTATCTCGTCGGGCCGAACAAGGGCGAGGCTCGCCATTGGGCGAACGTGGAGTTCGGTCATTGGCGATACAACCGACCGATGGGTAAAGGTCGGTGGATGAAAAGCAAGCTCGCCAAAGGCGCGGCGGGCGGCAAGACGAAGAACACCAAGGGGCAATGGCACGGCGGCCGTGGCGCATTGGATTCCCCGAAATGGGTTCCGCCTCATCCCTATTTGCGTCCGGCGTGGGAAGCGAAGAAAGGCGTTGTCGTTGCGGTAATGAGGAAGCGTGCCGGCGTGCGCATTCGTGAAGTCATGGCGGGCAAACTATGAGCATGGAAGAAGACCTCGCAACGCTCGTCGAGCCGTTGCTCGCGGGTGGCTTTTGGCCTGACGTTGCCGACATCGACGCCGACCTTCCCTATGGAACTTACAATCAGGTTGGTGGGCAAACTGTAGACCCCATCGACGGATCTGCTCCGGGCCTTTGGTCGGCTCGAATTCAGATCAACGTGTGGGCGATTACGAGAAAGCAAGCGAACGAAAAGATGAGAGCGATCGAAACGGCAATACGGGCAAGCCCGTTCAATGCCAGGCCGATCGGGGCATTGCGGGTTGACTTCAATGAGGTGACGAAGGCCCGCGGTGCAATGCAAGACTTTGAAGTGTGGTGGAACGAATGAACCAATTCACGAGATGCGTCTGTGACGTGTCTCTCAAGCTCAGGTCAGGTCCGCAAGGGAATGGCCGAGATTGCCCGGCAAGGGCGCAACAACTGCCGTCAATACGCGGCGTCATCTGAAAGGGCACATCATGGCTTACTCGACCCCGGCCGGCACCAAGTTTTACGTGTCGTCCACCTTCGCTGCGGTGAAGACCGCAACCAACGTGACCAACGCGAACCCCGCCGTTGTCACGAGTGCATCGCACGGCTACGTTGACGGAAACGAAGTTCTCATTTCGAGCGCGTGGGAGGAAATCAGCGACATGGTGGTCACGGTCAATCAAACGGACGTCAACACGTTCGAACTGATGAATGTGAACACCACCAGCACCACGCTGCACGTCGCAGACGGTGGCGACTCGTCGACCTTCGCTCTCGTCAGTTCGTGGCTGGAGATCCCGCAGGTGCTGACCATCAACCCCGGTGGCGGCGACATGCGTCAGGTGACGGTCAACCCAGTCGGCCGTCGCAACGGCATCGTGCTGCCTGACGGCTTCAATCCCGTCACCATCGGCTTCACGATCGGCCATGACGTGAGTTTGACCAACTGGGATTCGCTGCAGAACCTGGGCCGCACACAGACAGCCGTTGCGTACAAGTCCGTCAAGCCGAACGGCGCGACGACCTACGCCTATGGCTACTTCATCATGTCCGAGGTGGTGAAGCAGTCGTCCGGCCAGGCCGACTTCGTTGACGCGAACTTCTTCGCGCTCGGCCGCACGATCAGCTACGCCTGATCGACACCGCGCAGGCCGGCGACAGACCGGCCGCGCGCCTTCGGGCATTGCCCGTTTCCAAGCGAAGGATGGCACTCATGCAAGCACTCAACCTCCTTTCGGCGCTGCCGTGATCGGTTGCCTTCCTTCGCAGGGGCCACCCATCTTCGGATGGGTCTTTTTCTACCCGTTCAACTGAAGGAAAGCCAACATGGCCAGCAAGAAACTCGTCATTGACCTCGACCCGCAAGGTCCGATCACGTTCACCCGAGCAATCAAGATCCCGACCGGGGACGGCAAGCCGTTGACGGTCGAGTTCGACTTCATGTTCCGCGATCGCGTGGCGATGGCCGAACTGCTGCAGAAGTGGGACGCACAGGTCGAGAAGTCGCGCGAGCAGGCCAAGGCCCTTGTCGACGCGCAGATCATCGGCGAGCCCGCTGTCGGGCAAGAGCGGCCCGACCTGAAGGCGGCCACGATCGAAGGCATTGCCTCTGACGTTGACACCCTGATGGACTTCATCGTCGGCTGGCAGTTGTCGGCCGAGTTCACTCGTGAGAACCTGTCCAAGTTCATCACCCGGTATCCCGGTGCCCCGCTCACGCTCGTGCGGGACTACCGCGAGGGAATGACACAAGGCCGCCTGGGAAACTGAGGGAGATCGGCGCTGCGCTGCATAAACGCGGCCCCAGCGACGATGATCTCAAAGCTCTACAGGAATGGGGGTTCGACAGTGAGGACTTTGCTGATGAACCCGTCCCGGTGTGGCCGCCCAACAGGACGGCCACGCTTGTTTTCCTCGCAATGGGAACCCAATGGCGAACGGGGGCGATGGGGGCGACTGGTTTAGACTATGGGGCATTGGATGAGGTTTGGAAACGCCTGAAAATCCCGAAGAAGAAGCGCGATGTTGCGTTCTCCGATCTTCGAGTAATTGAGGCCGGAGCACTGAATGAAATGCACAAGCCCAAGGATTGACTCGAATGGCAAATGAAGAAAACATTGCTGCTGGCGTATTCGAGTTACGGGCTGAGGCAGGTCAGTTCAGTGCGGTTGTCGGCAATGCCACTGAGATTGCCCAGCGGTTCGAACGAGTTGTCCTCGAATCGTTCAACAAGGCCGGCAAGGCTGCGTCCGACACGTCTGCTGTCGAGTCGAGTGCCAAGCGTTACGTCAGTGCTCTCGAACGCGAGGCGTTGGCGCTTGAGCGCAAGACCGTTGCGCTGGTGTCGACTCTTGCCGAACAGCGGCGGGCGGAAGCGGCGGGCAGGGGGCAGAGTGCCGAAGCCGAAGCCGTCATTGCGAAGATCGACAGGGCCGAGAAGTCCTACAAGAGCCTGTCCGACACGCTGCGCCAAGTCGCCAACATCAACGCCTTTGGTGAATTGCTCACCAAGTCGGAAGCACTCGGCCAAGTCGGCAAGAACATCGACGGCATCACGGCTGCGCTCGAACGACTTGAAGGTGAAGAGCGACAACTCGGACAGACCCGCGTGTTCGAGGCGCGCGTTGCCGAAGCCGCGAAGCTCGGCATGGCCGAGCAGTACATCGAACGCTACAAGCAAGCCGGTCAGAACATGGCGGCTGCCGAGAAGGCGTTCGCTGCCGACACCTCGTTCATCGACAGCCTGCAGCGTCGCGCCAATGCGATCAACAAGACGCAATCCGAACTGCTGGAACTCGAAGCGGCGCAACGCGGACTGACCGCGCAAGCGGCACCCCACATCGCGGCACTGCGGGCTCAAGAGAAGGCCCTTGGCATCTACAGTGCAGGTGCCCGCGATGCGCGCGTGCAGACGAACCAGATGCGCACGGCACTGTCGCAACTGCCGATGCAGTTCACCGACATCTTCACGTCGCTGGCCGGTGGCCAGAACCCGCTGTTGGTGCTGATCCAGCAGGGCGGCCAGATCAAGGACTCGTTCGGTGGGATTGGTCCGGCACTGCGCGGGATGGCCGGTGCCATTGCTTCAGCATTCACGCCTGTTCGCGTGCTGATCGGTGGTGCACTGGCCGTTGTCGGCGCGTTCACCGCAGGCGTTGTTGCCGGCGAGAAGGAGATGACCGCGTACCGTGTTGCCTTGTCGTTGACGGGCAATGCGGCCGGCGCTACAGCAGGTCAACTGCAGAGTGCGGCTGAAGCCGTGTCGCGTGTTGTTGGCACGCAAGGCAAGGCTGCAGAGGCTATCGCGGCACTGGCCGCCACCGGGCGCGTGGCCGCTGCAGATCTCGGCAATCTCGCCGAAGCCGCGATCAGGCTTGAGCGCGAGGGTGGGCCTGCAGTCAAAGATACCGTCGCTGCTTTCGCGGAACTCGGCAAGGCCCCGACCGCAGGCGCGCTGAAACTCAACGAGTCGACACGGTTCCTTACCGTCAGCGTGCTTGAGCAGATCAAGGCGCTTGAGGAACAAGGTCGAGCAACTGAAGCTGCACGACTGGCGCAGAGGGCCTACGCCGACGAGAGCATTGCACGCACGAAGCAACTTGAACAGCAACTCGGTTCGCTCGAAAAGGCTGCGCGCGGAGTCACGACGTTCTTCAAAGAGATGTGGGACGCCGTGCTCGATGTCGGCCGGCAGGAGACTCCGGCGAAACGCATCGAAGGCATCACGAAGGCTCTGGAAGCCAACGCTCGGCGCACAGACCGTTCCGACAGTTTCGGCCCATCCGGTGTGCGTGAAGGCGGTGATGCCCAACGATCACGATTGCTCGATGAACTGAAGGCGGCCAATCGCGCCATCCTCAATGACTTCGAGCGCACCGGCAAGGCTGCGGCAAATATCGTTGACGATGCTTACGTCAAGGCTGCCGCGTCAGTCAAGAAGTGGGGCGATGAGTCACAGACGTCCACGCAAAAGGCCGAGAAGGCGTTGAAGGAATTCCGCCGCGAGGTTGAGACGGTCAACGCCAAGCGTGTCGCTGATGGTTTGCAGCCACTGAGCAAGGCAGAGATTCAAAGGTCAGAACAAGCACTCATTGAGTCCTTCAACAAGGGCAACAAGGCAATCAAGGAACGCGACAGTGTTCTTGAGGCTGCCCGCGCAGAGGCAAAGCGATGGGCTGACGAGATCGCTGGCTTCCAGAAGATCGGTGCTGACGCGACGGCGACAGTCGAGAACTTGACGAAGGCCGAGCAACTGCTGATTGAAGCGTTGAAGAACCCGGCGTGGGCAACGCGATCGGCCGAACAGAAGCAGGAAACGATTAGCGCCTACCTGGCAGCCAAGGCTAAGGAGGATCTCGCTGCGTCAACGAAGGCCGCTGAGAAGGCGCTCCAGGACTACACCAAGGCGGTGATTGCCAATGCCGCTGCGATGGCGTCCGACGAGGCGAAGGTTGAGGCTGACCTGCAGCGGCTGCGCGACGAGTACGTTGAACTGACGGCCGGGAAAGAGGCGCTTGAGGCGCAGGCGATTGCCCGGCTTGAACTCGCTGCTGCAATGAAGGAACAGGCTGCAGCGCAAGCCCTGATTGACGGTGCGTCCGACTCCGCGCTTGTGGCCGACAGCCTGCAACGGCAGGCACAAGCACTGCGCGATCAGATTACACAACGAGGGCTCAACCAAGGCGCGCGGCGAAACAACGAACTCGCCGAGGAAAACAGGAAGGCTGCCGAAGATGCGGCACAAGAATGGACACGCACGGTTGACGGCATCCGCGACGGATTGACTGACGCCTTCCGTCGCGCCTTCGAGTCAGGTGAGAACTTCGGCACAGCGTTCGCCAAGGTCATCGAACGCGAGATCAAGTCGCGCATCGCCACGTCGCTTGCAGGCGCCCTTGCCAACTGGGTCATCGGCGTGACCGGGTTGACGGGCGGTAGCGCAAACCAAGGCGGCGGATCGAACGCATTCGGCACAGCATCGAGTCTGTCCAGCGTGTACACCGCAGTGGAGCGGATGTATGGGATGGGGAAGCAGGCATATGGGTGGTACAGCGGCACTGCCGCCGCTCCGTGGGCCGCAACGGCAGGTCCAGGACTGACCGCGCAGACGGGCACTTTCGGAACCATGCTCGGCTCGTCAACAGGGTTCGGAGCAGGCTCAGGTATGGGCGGAACCGGAGCGGGGCTTTCGTACAACGCAG